TTCCGTTAATATTAAAACATTTACGTACAACACCTTCTTTAACAAATCCTGTGCCACTTAACAATCTTTCATTTCGTTCATAACCGTTACGACACAAAGCTGTCATTCTATTACAGCCTAATTGTTTAAATCCGTATTGGAACACATATTTTATACGATTTTTACTACAAACTCTAGGGCTTTCTAATGCTAAATGTACCCAAATGTTGTTGCCGTCATAATCAGAAAATAAAAATCCGCCTAAAACTTTGTCATCTTCAACAAAGCCAATATAAGAAAACTGTTCACCAAGATCTGCTGATATGTAAGCATTTTTTTTTATATAGTCGCCAACACGTTTTTTCCACTTCTCGTCAGTAACTGTTTCAATCACTATGCTTTAATTTTTCTTTTTCTTCCGCCACCTAAAACAGTTTTAGCTACATTAGCTTCATCTTCTACACCAGAAGCAGAAGACATAATTGTACTTCCACCATAACCAGCACCCATTAATTTTTGCCTATCAGTTTTTACTGTATCAACTGCTTCAGTTACAGTTTTAGGCTGTTCAACTACTTGAACAGGTGCGGCTTGTTTTGGTGATCCAAATACTGCTTTTGCTATTGCTCTTACAAATCCACCCATTGTTACTCCTATATTATTGTTTTCTTTTTTGGTTTTAACATACCTAATTTTTGCATAGTACCATAAACGTATCTATCTGTCTTTTTTTTTCCATAACCTTTTTTACGGGCTTGTTTAGCTAGTCGTTTTTCAATTTCTTTTGGCATTATGCAAATACATTAAAATCGCTATCTGAATATAGTTGGGGTGGTTCATAATTTTTTACTCTTGCTTTTCTTAATGACATAACAGCATATCTCATTGCTGAAATTACGTCATCATTAGCAGGAACAATTTTACCATCCTTCCTATGATACATTCGCAATTCTTCTAACAGTTTATCTTGGTTTTTAAATATTTTCAATCTCTTTGTCTGCATTCTTGTAAGTATTTCCATAATACCTGCTTCAACACTATTACCACCCGATCCTTCTTTTTGACCCATACTTGGTGGATTACTAAAATGTTCTCTAGACATATTTACGCCTTCTTTACGATATTGTTCCGTTAAATTTTTACCAGAACCTTTATCAGCTTGTCTTCCATCCATAGGCCATATTACAGGTATCCATTGTCCTTTTGATTTTATTGCACTAGCGTGAATAGGCACAGTTTCTTGTCTTAATGAATAACTGTCATAAATATAAACTATATCACTATCTCTATCCCAAGTAACCCATACGGCGGCTGTTGGGTGATCCCATCCAAAGTCTAGTCCACATATTCTAGGCCAATGCGTAGGTATTTCTATTGGATCACAAACAATATCTTCTTCTGCAATAGGAAAGACTAAACCAGATCCTAATTGTGGTATTCCTCTTTCACGCATTTTTCTTTCATGCGGTGGTAAGGCTTGTAATATTTGATCTCTAACTTCTTTTGTCATATGAGGTGCATCATCCCATCCCGCAGTAAATAATGCTTGTCCATCTTTTAGTTGGTTCATAAATTGTGCTACAGTTTCTGTCATTCCGCTTTCTGGTGTAAACGTCATGTACACAATTCCGCCTTTATCGGCTGTCCTTGTTAATGCTTGTGAATATATACTTGGTGGTGGTTCTTCATCTAGCCATATTACGTCTAGACTTTCCCCCATCCATTTTTCTTTACCCATTTCATACGCTTTAAAACCTATTCTAGAATTACCACCAGATTTATGTTTTACGACTACAGAGTTTAACGCATTTGGTACACCTGCTTTTCTTACAGTATCAACGATATATTTTAATGGTATAGATCCTGTACCTTTTTCAGACGGATCATCTGGTTGGCCGACAAGTTCTCTTTGGCAGACATCCCTAGTGGTTTCATTTGAAACTCCCCCAGCCCAAGCACGTATTGGTCTGTTAAATTTTCTGCCTTCCCACCACGTTGGGTATTGACCCGTCACATGGTACGCCATTTCCATAGCCCCGCAGAAAGACTTGCCGACCCTATTACCAGCCATTAACAATCGTTGTGCAGATTTATTACCATGAAATTTTTTTTGATATTCATAAGGTTCATAGTAATCCATCCGATTAGTTGCCTTACGGCGTTCTAATTCTTTTGCTATTTCTATTGCTCTTTCTAATGCGTTGCTATCCATTTTTTATAATATATTTTCTACGTAATTTTCGGGGTGTCATAAGCGCAAACAATTCTTCTTCAGTTCGTTCTAGTTTGTCATCAAAACCATAGTGTACTTTAGCAGTATTT